TCCACAATGTTGACGGTAAGAAGTCTGGTGTTAAAACACTAGGTAAAGTTGCCGGCGGCCACGGTGCTGAGAAGAAAGGTGCAGGTCCAGGACCAGTAGGTTCAGGTACAGGCGACAAAGCTGGTCAAACCAGTATGGCTAAGATTCCTACGTTTCTTAAGAAACTATAATTAGAGAACCTGGATGAAACATTCATATCTAAGAGAACACCTAAGTTTTGATCAGTCTGGCATCGTTCTCGAGTCGGACGACAAGGATGGCAAAAATCTTCACTTGAAGGGCATTGCTATTCAAGGTGGTATTCGCAACGCTAATCAACGTGTCTACCCTGTAGATGAAATTGAACGTGCTGTGAAAACACTTAATGATCAGATTCAAAATGGTTATTCTGTATTAGGTGAAGTTGATCACCCAGATGATCTTAAAGTAAATTTGGACCGTGTGTCCCATATGATAACAAATATGTGGATGGAAGGTCCTAACGGTTATGGCAAGTTTAAAATCTTGCCTACACCAATGGGTAACTTAATTCGAACTATGTTAGAAGCCGGTGTAAAACTCGGCGTTAGCTCACGAGGCAGCGGCAACGTTGACGATATGAGCGGCAAAGTATCTGACTTCGAAATTATCACAGTTGATATAGTTGCACAGCCAAGCGCACCTGGCGCTTATCCTACACCTGTTTATGAGCATTTGATGAACAGTCGTGGTGGATACAAAGCATTCCAGGTTGCAAAAGAAGTAAAAGAAGATCCAAAGGCCCAGAAATATTTGCAAGAATCTCTCTTGCAAATTATTAAAGGTCTAAAATAAGCCCGAGGAGAAATTAATGTTGGACGCATTCAAACAATTAGTAGAGTCAGGTGTTATGTCAGAAGAAGTAAAATCTGCTGTCGAAACCGCCTTCACTCAAAAGATTCAAGAAAATCGCGACCAAGTAACCGCAGAACTTCGTGAAGAGTTTGCACAAAAATACAGTCATGACAAAAGCGTGATGGTAGAAGCAATCGACAAGATGTTAAGCGATAGATTGGCCGCAGAAATGGCCGAATTGTATAGTGACAAAAAAGCACTAGCCGAAGCAAAACTACAATACCAACAACGTATTGCTGGCGATGCTAAAAAGCTAGAAGGTTTTGTTATGAACCAATTAGGCAGAGAGTTAGTAGAATTCCAAGGTGACCGTAAAAAAGTTTCCGAGAATTTTGGTAAGTTAGAGCAATTTGTTGTACATGCTCTAGCAAAAGAAATCAGTGAATTTGCAAGTGACAAGAAGGATCTAGCTGAAACTAAAGTTAAGTTAGTTCGTGAAGCCAAGAGCAAGTTTGATGAAATCCGTCAAGCCTTTATTACACAAAGCGCACGAGTAGTTGAAAACGTAGTCACTAACAAGTTGACATCTGAAATTCACCAGTTGAAAGAAGATATTGACAGTGCTCGTAACAACGACTTTGGTCGTAGATTGTACGAAGCGTTTGCACAAGAGTATGCAGGTTCCTTCCTAAATGAAAAGTCTGAGACAAGTAAATTGTTAAAGATCATTGCTAAGAAAGAACAAGAACTAGCAGAGTCTAAACAAGTTATTGCAGAAAAAGCAAACTTAGTTGAATCCACACAACGCGAAATTCGTGTTACTAAGGATTTAATGGAGCGCAAGAATGTAATGGCTGAGTTAGTAGCACCATTAAGTGGTGAAAAGCGAGTCGTAATGCAAGAACTATTAGAGTCTGTACAAACAGGCAAACTACATTCTGCATTTGACAAATACCTACCCGCAGTAATGGAAGGTGCCAAGCCTGTAGCCAAAAAAGCTATGTTAGCAGAAAGCACTGAAGTAACTGGTAATCGTGAAAGCAAGCCCGAGGTAGGCTTAGATAACATCTTAGACATCCGCAAGTTAGCGGGTCTAAAATAATTAAATTCAAGGAGAAGACATAAAATGTCACAATTATTAAATGAAAGATGGTCAGAGACCAAAGAAGCTCTGCTTGAAGGCCTATCTGGTACACGTAAGTCATCTATGGCAGTTTGCCTAGAGAACACACGCCGTCACTTGGCTGAGGGCGCAACTGCTGGTGCTACAAGCGCTGGTAACATCGCAACACTTAACCGTGTTATCCTTCCTGTAATCCGTCGTGTTATGCCGACTGTTATTGCTAACGAAATCATCGGCGTTCAGCCAATGACTGGACCTGTTGCACAGATCCACACTCTACGTGTTCGTTATGCTGACGGTGTTGCAGGTGGCGATGTCGTAACAGCAGGTGAAGAGGCACTAAGCCCATTCAAGATTGCTCAAGCGTATTCTGGTAATAACGCTTCCGGTGGTGGTGCCGCAACAACATCCGCCCTAGAAGGTACTCCAGGTAAGCGTATGAGCATTCAAATCTTGAAGAGCCCAGTCGAAGCTAAGTCTCGTAAACTAAGCGCACGTTGGACTTTTGAAGCTGCTCAAGATGCACAAGCCCAACAAGGTATTGACATCGAAGCAGAAATCATGGCTGCTCTAGCACAAGAAATCACAGCTGAAATCGACCAAGAGATCCTAACATCTCTACGTTCTTTAGCATCTGTTGAAGAAACATATGACCAGGCTCTAGTATCTGGTACAGCTACATTTGTTGGTGATGAGCATGCCGCATTGGCAATCCAAATCAACCGTGTAAGCAACTTGATTGCTCAAAGAACACGTCGTGGTTCTGCAAACTGGGCAGTTGTAAGCAACCAGGCTCTAACGATCCTACAAAGTGCTACAACTTCTGCTTTTGCACGTACTACAGAAGGTACTTTCGAAGCACCTACAAACACTAAGTTTGTTGGTACATTGAACGGTGCTATGCGTGTTTATGTTGACGCATACATGAGCGACACAAACGACAACAACCAGATTTTGGTTGGATACAAAGGTACTAGCGAAGCAGATGCTGCCGCGTTCTATTGCCCTTACATTCCTTTAATGTCTTCTGGTGTTGTTCTAGATCCAGCAACATTCGAGCCAGTAGTTGGCTTCATGACACGTTACGGATATGTTGAGTTAACAAACACAGCATCTTCTCTAGGTAACGCTGCTGACTATCTAGGCAAAGTTTCTATTACTTCTGCAAACGTAAGTTTCAAGTAATCAACTGCTTAAAAGCAAAACAACTAACCCGCTTCGGCGGGTTTTTTGTTGACTATCCAATAAATACAAAGTCTAAATTATTATGCGGTACCAGACCGCGTAGGGTATAGAACACTCATTACATTCAAGGAGAAACAAAATGGGACGTCCAATTAAAGAGAAATTTTTTGGTAACACAAACTCACCTTATTCCAATACTGCTCAAGGCGGCGGTACTGGTCTAGGTGGCGAAGGAATGGGTACAACCATTACTGTTACTAGCACAGGTACAGGTTATTCACAAGGTGCAGTAGCATTGTTCAGCTCACCTCAACTGCCAGGCGGTATCCTTGCTACTGGTACGCTAACTATTGGTACACCTACTACACAAGGTCGTATCACAGCAGTTACTTTAGCTAACGCTGGATCTGGTTATACTAGCACAGCAACAATTAGCATTACCACAGCGAGCTCTGTAGCTAAAACTGCTAGTGGTACAAGTACACAAGCAGTGTTGCATTTAAACAATACTACTGGCATTTATGTAGGTATGACTGTAACAGGTTCTACAGGATTAGGTAACGGTAATGCACCTTTTGTTACAGCCATTGACAGTGCTACAAATAGTGTTACAGTTTCTGCAGCCAACGATGGTGCAATTGCCGCAGCTTCATTGACATTTGCTGATTATGGTTCTGGATTCACAGCAGTAATTCCAGCATTGACAGCAAGTCAACAAAATGCTATCAAAGGCCAAGCATTTATCACAGGCGGAAGTGCAAAGTTGTATGATATTAAAAAGCAAGAAGCTTCTAGACGTTATCTAGTTAAGACTGCTGACGGTCAAGGACAGTGCAAGTTAGTAACAACTTCTACTCTAGCGGCTGGCGAGATGAACATTGAAGCAACTGACTGGAATGGCAGCAAGTACTATGTTAAGAAATTAACAGCACGTAGAGCAGTATTAGTTCAAACAACAGCAACTGGTAGTTTCTTAATTGCCGATGGTGCTTCTACTGGTTGGACATTAGGTTCTTCTACAGGCACTATTGTTTCTATCGGTAACAATTAATTTTTAAAGTAGTAAAATGAATAGGGGGCTTGTCCCCCTATTTCCTTATGTAGCTAAATACTGGTATGATGTCAAATTGGATCTTGCCTAGAGATATTTCTCAGTATTCAGAACCTGGTGGAGAAGCTGCACATGTCTCGTGGCTAGAAGTAAACAACTTTAGTGCGTTAAGATCTTTAGATGGAAGATCGATAAAAACAACACGAGATTTATTGCATATTGCTAGAGAACCAAGACACGACATTACAGAAAAAACTTATTTTTTAAAAGTAACAAATTTTAATTTTGGATTATTGCCAGACACTATTACAGGAATTCAAGTGAAGCTTTCTATGAATAGATTTGGAAGAATTACTGATGACACAATCCAATTAACTCGTAATGATGAATTAATTGGAGAAAATCAAGCAACATTGGATACTAATCCAATTAAAATTTACGGAAGCGAAACAAGTCTATGGGACACAACTTTAACATCATCGGAACTCCAAGATCCGTCGTTTGGCGTAGTATTAAGATTCAAAAGTCATCCTCGTTGGCCACATAAAAACAGCGCATTAATAGACGCTGTAGAAATAAGAGTTTACTAAAAAAATAAATACATCTGAGGATCATTAAATGGCAACCCAAGTACTAAATTTAACCGGTAATTACATAATTAGAGCCGTCAATGGCGTAGTAACCATTCAAACCCCTGAGACTATCGTAACAGGCAATTTCAGTGTTAACGGCAATACCACATTAGGCACAGACCAAAGCGATTCAATTGCTGCCAACGGGTTATTTGTTACACCATTAGAACCCGCAGGTCCTGCAACCTATGATCTAGGATCTCAAAATAATACCTGGAATAAAATTTATGTAGAAGAAGGCGAATTCTTTAGCGGTAATAATGTAGGTAATCCATACGACAGACCGTATGACGAAAATGACATTTATGATACTGAAGCAAATCGTCGTCAAGGTGCTGTTTATTTTGACGGTGGCGTTGGTATTGAAAAAGATTTAAACGTAGGTGGTTTCATCTATGGTCGAATTGAAACAGCTAATACTGCATTATCTATTGTTGTTACTGCTACAAATACTGATACAGAATTTTTCTCTACATTTGTTTTAAACACATACAGTCAGCAGATTTTATTCATTGACGAACTCGGAACTGTTCAAGGTTTTAGATACAATCCATCTCGTGGCCGCATAAGTGCAGACCGTGGATTGTTTGGAGAATCAGATCAGTCTACAAGTACAACAACTGGTGCCTTGATAGTACAAGGCGGCGTAGGTATTGCAGGAACAATGACCATTGGTGGCGATATTATGCCCGCTACTAATCTTGAACAGTCAATTGGATCTACAACATCTCAATGGGCTGAAGCATTTGTAAACGACATCTACACTAGATTAATTACGTCTACTACTGGTACTGTTCAAATTAACCCAGCAGCCGGCGTTACTGAAATTGTTGGGGATATTCGTGTAAGGGGTCGTAACCCAATTGGTACTGCACCGGTAGTATCAAATATGTTGTATGTTACCATGGATGGCGATGATACCAACGATGGCCGAGCAGAAGATCCAAGTCGTGCTTGCCGAACAATTGGCGGGGCACTAAAGAGTCCTTATTATCAATCTGGTACACAGATTAGAGTTGCCGCAGGTCACTATCTAGAAGACAATCCTCTACAATTGAAGCCATACACTTCAGTTATGGGAACAGACCTAAGAACATGTAGTATCGAACCTATCAATAAGACACAAGATTTATTCCACATGAATTCAGGATGCTATCTAGCGTTCATGCAGTTCTTAAATGGACGAAGTGGTTTGTTAGAAGGTCAATACTTACCAGAATACAATCGTGGTGCTTATGCCACAGCGTTCCCTCCATTAGAAGGTGAAGATAGAATTGACCTGTACCACTCACCGTACATTCAGAACTGTACCAACCTTTCTGGACCATGGCTAAAAGACGGTACAATGTTTGTACCAAATCAAACAGTTCAAGTTCCACAGGCGGTGGGTATTGGTACATGGCCTGCCAACACTACAACAATGGTTGTTGAAATTAGTCAAGGTACTATTGAAAGAGGTTTAACAGTTAACGCCGGACAGCAAAATCAAGGATTCTTTAATGCTAGAACATTGTTACTAGCTAACAAACCTTTCTTGCAAGAACAGGTAGTTGCATTTGTTGATCAAACATTTAATACTGCAAACTTTGTCTATGATCCGATCACTTGCAGTCGCGATGTTGGATTGATTGTTGATGGACTGTCTACAGATATTAGATATGAAAGCGACAGCGAAACAATATTCTCTGGATTACAATATTGGAATCAAGGTAGTTCGGCAGTACCTGGAGAAGAGACAACTACTACCGAAGCAATTGTTTATCTAAAATCATTAGCAATAAGTTATGCTAACGGTGCAGGTGGAGCAACTCCTGCCGCTACTGTTAATTCTTTATTCAACACACTAACAAATATTATTACAAACGGTACTGTAGGAATTACAGATCAAATTGTTTCTAATGGTGCAGAGAGTGGTGACGCAAATACATTGGCTGCATACGCCAGCTTAATTGCCAATAAAGAAACAATGCAGTTTGGTGTACTAAGTTGGATTGCAACAAATCATCCTCTATTTACTTTTAGTACATCTACTTGTTTTAGAGATGTTGGATACATCATCGATAGCGTAGCATTTGACTTATTAACAAACGGAAATAAACAAAGTATTAAATCTGGTGTTTACTACTACGGTTATGACGGTAGCCAAACAGCAGTACCTGGAGAAGTTCCTCAAGTAGTAGCAGCCTACAACTTTATTAAATCAATTGTTCCTAGTATTGTTAAAGCAGAAACTCTTGCTACAACTTATCAACTAGTTGAAACACAAAACACAAGTTTAACAGCATCAACTGACGCAGCCGCTTTAGAAATTACAGCTAGAATTGATACAATTGTTGATATTATTAGCAATGGTCCTTCTGTAGCAGGTCCACAAGAACCAATTGATCAAACTATAACTGTTGATGCTGACCTATTAACTGCTTCTGCATTATTAGATGCAAACAGAGATTTTATTCGAGCTGAAACAATTGCATACATTGATAGCACATTAGGTACATTTGCTTACGATCAAGAAAAATGCAGTAGAGATACTGGCTTAATTGTTGACAGTATTATTATCGATATGCTACAGGATAGTCAGAGCGAAAGTATTTTTGCTGGACTACAGTATTGGGAACAAAATGAATACGTAGATGCAATTGGTGGACAAATTACTACAACCACTGCCGCTATTAACTTTGTTAAAACTCGAGCAGTAAGCACAGTAACCGCAGCCGCTAACACTGTTACTGCTGGAATAGTAGCCAGCAGATTTGATGATATCTTAAACATTCTCAGCACAGGCACTATAGGAGTAACTGATCAAATTATTTCTAACGGATTAGCCAGCAATAATGTAACAGTTAATGTAGCCTATGATTCATTACTTGCTGCCAAAGAATCTATTCAAGATCAAACAATTAACTACATTAACTCTACACTAGTTGCTTTCGGATACGACCAGGCTAAGTGCAGAAGAGATACAGGGCTAATTGTTGACGCAGTAGTATTAGACATGTTGTTTGACGGTGTTAGCCAAAGTACATTTGCTGGAATTCAATATTGGGATCAAGGCGGATACATTGGTGACATTGCCAACGAACTGACAACAACTACAAACGCAATTTTGTATGTTAATGAACTTGCCAAGAAAATTGTAGTGAACGATGTTAGTGGTACAAGATATCAAAGTTCAGTAGTTCAGAATACCAGCTTACCGTCTGCCAGTTCAAACGAAGTAGCTACAATTAACACAGAATTTAATTTAATTCTTAATATCTTGAACACTGGTACTGCCGGTATCACTGATATTATCGTACCAAACGGTATTACTGTTAGCACAGTAACAGAAGTAAATTACGCATACAATATTCTACAAAAGAATAAAGCCTACATTCAAGCAGAAGCAGTTGCGTATGTTGAAGCTACTAAGACAACTAACTTCAGCTATGATCAAGCCAAGTGTTCACGAGACGTTGGATACATGGTCGACAGTGTAAGTTTTGATTTGTTGTATTCTGGAAATAAACAAGCTGTTCAAAGCGGTGTCTACTACTACGGATTTAATGCTTCATCTAGTGCAATTCCGGGTGAACTTCCTCAAACAACTGCGGCCTATGAATACATCAAGAGCCTGTTGCCAAATATTATCAAAGGCATTCCTATCGGAACTACATATTCTACTGCCACACAAGTATTAGGCGTAGGAGGAGATTTTGTAGAAGTTGCATCTGCTGAAAATAAAATTGACACAATAATTAACATTATTACTAATGGTCCTACAGAAGTAACTGAAAAAGAACCAATTAGTTTAGAAAGAGTAATTGAACCTTCTACTGTTGCAGGTGCATCTTTACTAAATGCTAATAGAGATTTTATTCAAACTGAAGTTATTGCTTACACAGATACTTTAAAGAATTTTGTCTACGACGAAACAAAGTGCCGCCGAGATGTTGGCTACATGATTGACAGTGTGGCCTTTGACTTGTTACATGGTGGAAACAAACAATCGATTAAATCTGGTGTCTACTATTACGGTTACACTGATACAACTGAGATTCCGTTTGAAATTCCACAAACTACGGCTGCTTACAATTTTATTAAATCTTTAATTCCAAGTATTCTAAAAGGTGAAAGAATTGCAGCGCCTTACCAAGATCTTGAAGTTCAAGTCACAGATCATAATCCAGCAACGGATGCAGAAATTGCAATATTACAATCTAAAATTGATATCATTACTGAAATCATTAGAAACGGACCTAGTGTTGTAGATGCTAGAATTCCTATTAATTTAACTTCAAGCGAAAGTACAAATATTGCCAACGCTTATAGATTAATGATCAACAATAGGGGATTCATTCAAGCAGAAGTTATTGCATATCTAAATACTTTTGGAAATTTTGAATATTCTAGAGAAAAATGTTTTAGAGACGTTGGTATCCTTGTTGAGAACCTTGCCTACGATGCAGCCTTTGGCGGAAATGAAAAGTCTGTTCAAAGTGGACTTGCATACTACGACGGAGTAGTAAGTAGAATTGCAGGACAAGAAATTCAAACTGTGGCCGCGATTGATTATTTGAATTATCTAAGTCAAAAGATTATTAGAAATCAGCCATGCATTAATTTATTAACTGCTCCTACATATTCACAAGTAATCAACACTGTACTAACAGGTGGTGATGTAGCAGGTCCGTCATTTAATAAGTTGTTTAAAATTACCAACGACATTATTACTAACGGCCCGTCAGTTGCTCCTGAAATTTACAAAGGCACTAATGCAGATGCCGCATTTGTTAGTGCTGAAATTTTAATGCAAGCTAATAGAAAATTCATCCAAGAAGATACTATTAACTACATTAACAATCTAGTACAAGATTTCCCATACAGTGAAATGACATGCCGAAGAGATACTGGATTAATCATTGACAGTATTGCATTTGACTTGTTGCATCCTACTGAAACTTACAGTCAAAGTTTGTTTGCAGGATTACAGTATTGGAATAAAGATACTTATGTAGGTGAAATTCAGTCACAATTAGTTCCAACAGTTAAGGCTGTTGAGTATCTAAGAGATTTAAGTGTTAAAATTGTACAAAACATTACACCTGAAATTGATCTAGTAACAAGATATCAAAGTACAGTAACTCAAGTCACAAGTCTTGAGCCAGCTACTGTTTCAGAAGCAGTTAATATTACTACAAACTTTAATTACATTGTTGAAATATTAAACGGAACAACTACTGGATGGACAGATAGAATTGTACCAAACGGTAAGCGCAGTGGTTTCTTAAGCATACAAAATGCTGTAGCACTGATGCAGGCTAATAAAAATTACCTTGCCTACGAAGTTACTGCTTACGTAGATGCTACAAACGTAGGATTTATTTACGATTCTGCACTATGCCGTAGAGACGTAGGCTTAATGGTCGATGCAATCTGTTTCGACTTATTGCACGGTGGAAATAGACAGAGTATCCAAAGCGGATTGTACTACTTTGGATTTGATACTTCTACTACAACTATTCAAAATCAAGAAATTCAAACTACCGCAGCATTTGATTTCCTTGCTACATTAACAAACTCAATTGTTCAAAATATTCCTGTCCAACGTTTACAGACTCGAGTAGGACAAACTTTCTTAACAGAAGCTGCAACACAGTTTGAAGCAGATGAAATTGCAAGAGCTATTAGCACTATTACTAATATCATTATTAATGGTCCTGTAGGATTTACTGCACCATCTGAAAAAGCAGGCATCGCAATGACCGCAAGCTCAACAGCATCTGTGCTAACAGCATTTGATCTGTTGTATGCTAATAAACAATTCTTAATTGAAGAAGTTATCACTTACATTGATCAAACATACAATCCTAACAGCTTTAACTATGACGAAGCTCTGTGCTATCGTGATACCGGATTAATTGTTGATGCAGTAAGCCAGGATATCTTATTAGGCGGAAACTACAAGTCAGTTGAAGCAGGTCTTGCATATTGGAATTACGGTGTAAGTCATGTTGATGGTCAAGAGACTACAACAACAATGGCTTTAAATCATGCTAAAGATATTGCACTGCAAATTATTGCTAATAGGCCAGTAACTCCACAAACAGGTACTACAATTGCACAGGTAATTAATCCATTCTTCCAGTACGGTGGTGATTACATGCCACAAGAAGCAGTAAGAAGAAACTTCAATATTATTACTGAAATTATTAATCGAGGACCACAGGCTGCGCCTCCAAGGTACATGGGCGGCGGATTATTTGCACTAACAGGTGTAAACGGAGCAGACGTATTGTTAGCACCGCAGGTAGTTTCTATTACTACAGTTTCTGAAAATAAATTCTTAATCGGATTGAATACTGCAACTGTTGGATTCGGAACAAATGCTACATTGTATTTTGGCGAAACGTTAACATTCCCTAAACAAGATGCTCAAGTAGAAGCATTAAGTTTAGAATACACAGGGGACGCCAGTACTTGGAATTCTAGAAAGCTAGATTCTATCGGAAGTATGGGCGGAAGTTTAGTTGACGGCGCTGTTATTAGTGCTCGAAGTCCTATTCAATCTTTTGTTTATGATGCGTTTACTCAGTTAACACAAGGCGGCCACGGTGTTAAAATTACCAACGACGGTTATGCACAGTTAGTTTCTGTATTCACATTGTTCTGTAGCGTAGGTGTACAAGTTACCAACGGTGGTATTGCTTCTATTGTTAACAGTAATGCTAACTTTGGTGATGTTTGCTTGTTAGCCAAAGGATTTGGTAAGCGCCAATTCTCCGGACAAGTGTACAACCCGGCATTTAAAGCATATCCAGAAAGTCCAGGGGACGAAGGGTTTGATCAATATTATCCAAACGGATTCTGGCCTAACAACGCCGAAGTTGCAATTTATGTACCTGATACTGAAGATAGACCACACATTTCGTTAGTAATGGAAGTAGAACCTCCAGAAGGTTATCTGAATGAGCAAAACTTCCCAGGATTCTTAAATGCAAATCCAACAACTTCTACAATTACAACCGGTAGCATTACAATAAGTGCGGTTGCAACTGATAACATTAACATTGGTGATACTGTGTACATTCGAGATCAGTTCGGATATCAGTATGATAGCTTCCCATACTTGCATGACACAGATGGTAACCCCGTAGACGAATTTGGAAATTCTACAGCTACTATCTACGCTCCACCTAATCCTAATTACGGAGTTTGGTATGCCGCTACAGGTACTGTAGTAACCGATTTAGGTTATCTAAACATAGTATTGAATCAAGCATTAACTAATGGTGGTGGAGATCCGGCAAACTCAAACTACTTTGACATTTACTTCTGTGGTAAAGCATATTACACTGTATTGAGTAGTCAAGTAATTCCTGGACCTACATACACTCCTAGTGGTGGTTTGATTCCTGCAGGTGTTAATATCTTAACCACTGCAAGTACAGGTGGCGATGTTAATCAAATTCAAGCGCACATTGATTCATTAACGTTCTTGAATAGTTTAACTAACGCAGTTATTAATAACGCTGTAATTACTCCTTTGCAGACAGCTACAAGTCAAACATTGTTGCCGTTAGTACGCGGCGGCAGTGATGCTCAACAATTTATTGATTTACGATTTGGCGAAATTATTGATATTGTTAATGCTCCAACCTTAACTGCTGCCGAAGCTGTAATTAAACCGAGCCTAAGAACAAAAGAAGGTCCAGAGGTCCAAGGTGCAGGTAGTGCAATAGAATTAATTACTGCTAACATTGAGTTCATGGCAGATGAAGTAACTGCATTTGTTGAACAAAATTATGTTGGCGAAGTATTCAATTACAATACAGCTACTTGCCGTAGAGATGCAGGATACATTATTACTGGTACATTCTTTGATGTAGTATTAGGTACAAACTACAATGCTATTACAAATGGTATTGCATATCGAAGAGGTGTAACTGCTGAAGTTACTGCAACTGAATTAGTTGCTACTATTGGAGCGTATGATTTCTTAAAATCAGAGGCACAAGAATTAATGAGCACTAGCACTAGTGCAGTTTCTAGAAGTGACGCAGGTTTTGATCAGTTACGTGATATCATCACAGAAGGTGAAGGGGCCGCAGCTGAAATTGTGTATCCTAGCCCAGTAGGAGTTGATCCAAATCTTGAATATGCTAGAGACTTGTTACTTGCTAACAAAGAATTCATGCAAGAAGAAATAATTCGTTGGATTGCTGATCAAGCTGCCTCTTCAACTGCACCATTTACGCCTAACTTCAGTTATGATTCAGTTAAATGCTCTCGAGATGTTGGATACATTATTGATGCAGTAAGCTGGGACATTATGTTTAATAGTAACTTCCGTTCTGTTACTGCCGGACTTGCATACTACAGAGGTAATTCTGCAGATGTTGTTGGGTATCAAAAGATAGCTACTTTGGCAGCATTACAGCAGCTTGAAGATTTAATGGCAGCAACATTGGTATCAATCCCAACTGCATTAACTAGATTAAATTCTAAGATAAATTCTATTATCGATATTTTTGATAATGGACCAAGTTCTGCTCCAGGATTTAGTTTGCCAAATCCTCCAAGCATATCGGCTGGAGCAATTAATGCACGTCGACTAGTGACAGCTAACAAGACATTTATCAAAGAAGAAATTGATAAATGGATTGCGGTACAGGTCGCGGGAAATATTGCACCATTTACTACGGGATTTACCTATGATGCTGCGGCATGTAAGAGAGACGTTGGTTTTATCATTGACTCATTACGTTATGATTTAACCTATGATGGTAATTTAGAAACTATTGTTTCTAGTCGTGCATACTTCGAAGGGGCTACTATCTTATTAGGCCCAGGAGAAACAGCGCCAACATTGGCAGCATACGCTTATTTGAAATCGATAATCGATGATGTTGCTAAAGGTATTGCTATTGTACCAAGTGCAGGTAATACTTACACACAAGACACTAGCGGTTCTCCAGGTGATAACACCAGTGCTGTATTCTTGCAAGCTAGAATTCAAGAAATTTACGACACTATTAACAGTGGTGGTACATTGCCAACAGAAATTACACCTGACACAAGTTGGGTAGCAAGTGATTACACTAGTGCTTACACAACATTACAGAGTTACAAAGTTTCTATCCAGGCAGATGTAATTACATTTGTTGATGATAATTTTGTAACATTTACTTACAATAGTGCGTCTTGCCGCAGAGACGTAGGATACATTGTAGACGGATTAATTTACGATGTAATTTACGGTGGAAATTACGCCAGTGTACTTTGTGCTAAAGCATATTTTGAAGGTGTAGCCAGTGTGTTAGGTGATCCTAGTGAAGTAGCGGCCACAATAGCGGCTTACAACAGACTAAGTGAAATTGCACAGGACGTAGTTCAAGGTATTACTACTCTAACAAGTCCAGGCAACACAATTATGCAAAATACAAGTTTGCCAGCTGCTACTTCTGCAGAAGGTACACTAGTTGACGGTCTATTACAAATTATTGAAGATGTAATCAATGCTGGAAACCTAAGCGGCTTACCTGCTATTGTTTACCCTGATATCACTTGGGCAAATGCTTCGATACAATATGCAGTAAATAACTGGGCAGCAGACGAAGCAAATATTATTAATAGAATGATTGCCTATGTCGATGAAGAATTTGGCGGAACATTTAATTACAAAGCTGATCAATGTCAGCGTGATGTAAAGACTATTCTACAACGATTAATTTACGATATTGAAAATGGCGGTCGATACAATTCTGTATTCTGCGGATTAAGTTACTGGCATAGACCAGGAACACATCATAAGGTTCAATTAGGTGAAAACGTAACTAGAACTGATTTGTTCCCACACAATGCAACAGTAAACTTCTATCAACGCAGTTACATGAGTGCATCGGGCTATGTATTTGAATATGTTGGAGCTGGTACTAACTACGGTGCTCTACCACAACGAGGTATTGCAGATCCTGTACAAGGAAAAGAAACAGTACAATTAAGTGGTGGTAAGGTATTCTTTACATCAACTGACCAAAACGGTGACTTCCGTATTGGACCAGGGTTAGTAATTAGTCAGGCTACAGGTGTTCTAAGCGGTAGAACATTTACTAAGTCGTTATTTGCTAATATGACACCGTTCATATTGGCTATTGAAGGATAATAAGGAAATATTATGGCATTAATTCCATTAAACACGTTTAAGACAAAGACTGCATTGTTAACTACTAGCACTACCGCTACAGTTTACACTGCGCCGATTGGTGTAACATCAATTGTTCTAATGGCGCAGATATCAAATTTGACTACAACAACACAGTCAGTGACTTTCTCACATCACAGAAACAGACCAATTTTAGCAGACGCTCAAGGCAACGGTTTCCAGGCAGGAAATACAGATAGCTTTTTGGTTAGAAATTTTGCAATTCCAAAAGGAGACGCAGGATCTGTGTTAAGTGGTAAATTAATTTTAGAAAGCCTAGATAGTATTCGATGTGGTGGCGGAACTACTACAGGAACATTACAACTTGTACTAAGCGTATTAGAGACTGCAAATGCCTAATTTATTAAGTGGTGGAACCCTTCGAGACGGCGACTCTGGTGAGTTTATTCAACTCTCCGGCGCCATGCCGCAACTTCCTGCGACAGAAACAACGCTTACTGGTTTTACGTTAGTTACTAATGAACTGTTACAAACGTCTTACAGATCAAGTTTAGGTTTTGTTGAATTTACAACATCTTCTATGTACAGTGCATTAGGAGATGGTGTTGTTCGTGTTCTAGCAACGGGAACAACTTACAATGCAATTAGCACCACAACTGCAACTTTAGTTGTGCAAGGTGGTGTTGGTATTGGTGCAAATCTTATTGTCGAAGATGATATCATTGTTAACGGATTAACTATTGGCCGCGGCTATGAAGGTGTTAATAATATTGTTATTAAGACAACTGCAAGTAATCAAATTAACGATTTTCCAGAAGGTCAAGAAAGCATTGCCATTGGCTACAGTGTTTTAGACGGATTATCAACTTCATACAAAGACATTGCAATTGGTCGATATGCACTAAGTTCTGGTACTAGAATTTCTAATTCTATTGCAATTGGTGATAGTGCTCTTAAAAATCTAGGTGTACCTGATTACGAACCTATTGCAACTATTGCCGGTGTAACAGTTCCTGCTCAAATCTTTATCTCAACAGTGACACAGACAAATCCTGCAGAGATTCAAACGGTTTCAGCTCACAATTTGTCCACTGGTACAAAAATTTACATATCGGGTGTTATTGGATTTAACACAGGAACTTCGTCTGTTCTTAACGATAAGAATTTTTGGGTAGATGTTGTATCTCCGTCAACATTGGCTCTTTACAAAGATCGAGCAATCACAGTATCTCTAGATGCTACTACTGCTACAGCCTATGTAACGGGTGGCGAAATTTTTAGACCAATTGTTGTAACAGCATCTGCTAACAACTTAACAACTGGTACAGAAGTTACACTTTATGATGTCGGTGGAATGACCGAGTTGAATAACGATCACTTTTGGGTAGATGTTATCGACAACACCTCGTTCTACATTTATGCAGACAGCATACAAAAACTTCCAGTAACAGGTAT